ACGTTGAAGGCCAACACGGGTACCGTGGCAGCTCCGGTTTACACGACCATCGCGGCGTCTGGCGCATACGCGGCAGAAGTCTCGGACGGCGTGTTCTATCCGTTCGATATGGATGTCAAGATTCAGGGCGACTCTCAGTCCAACCTGATTCAGGGCACCCAGACGTTCCTGATCGATAACACGATCAGCACCGCAGGCACGGCTCTGACCAGCACGCTGGCCGGGCTCCTGCCTTCAACCAGCAATTCCTATCAGGGTCTGAATCCGCCTCCTCCGACGTTTGTGGTCGAGCCGGTGTTCGGTCTCGTGCTGGGTGTGACGTTCGGTACGTCGGTAGTTGGAAACAGTGCAAACCTGTTCAACTTCCAAATCGTCAACTAACAAAATCGCACGACATTCGGGAGCGCGCCGCACATGCGACGGCCTCGGTTGTACGATCAACTGGGTGAGGGAGGGCAAACCGTCCTCCCTTTCTCAACACCACTATGATCAACCACAGTTTGGTTCACCACTTTCTCTTTTGGGGTAAGGTCGCTGGCGCCGTGATGGCGTTTGCTTCAGTGCTCACTTTCTTGTATCAAAAAGTAATTGCGCCAATAATCCATAAGGTGGAAGAGTAGCATGCCCGCCGTTTCAGTAGCGCAGCGCGAGGCCATGGCAATCGCAGAGCATCACCCAGAAGAGTTGTCGGCTAAGAACGCCGGGCTCAAGAAGATGAGCCACAAACAACTCCACGAATTTGCGGCAGTGCCCGAGAAGGGACTGCCCCAGCACGTACACAAACACGCCTCGTACGCGATGGCGCGTAAGGCGAGGAGCTAACATGGCATTCGGAGACGGGCAAGCATCATCGGAAGGGTTGGGTTCTGGAATCACGGACGCCATGAAAGCGTTCAGGGGCGCGAAGAAACCCACGAAACCAGCATCGAAGCCGCCGACTACGAAACCCGGGGGTCAGTTTGCAGACGCGCCTTACAGCATGGGCAGTGACGCAGGCGCAGGAGCAAGCGCCGCGCCAGCATCAGGGGGCGTGGACGCTTAAATGATCAAAATGACTGAAAATGGAACCACCATCGTAACATCACCAGATGTATTGGCGGAAAGAATTGCCAACCTCTCTAAGAAGGTTGATGAACAAGCTGCTTCGCAAAAAGCCGCCGTAGACGCCGCCCTTCTCACTTCACAGACGGCCATCACGGTCGCCCTCGCCACGCAAGAAAAGACAGTTAACGCGGCCTTTGCCGCTTCTGAAAAAGCCATCACGAAGGCTGAAGAAGCGCAGAAGGAATACAACAAGACCATCGGTACCGTGGCAAACGATGTTGTGAGACTCAAGGAATCGCAGGCTCTGGTGAGCGGTAACAGCGGCGGCGTCAAGGAAATGTACGGTTACGCTTTTGGAATCCTCATGCTGCTTGTGGCGATTGCGAGCGTCATCGCAGCGGTAATGGCGCATCACGGGTAAAATTTTGACGAGACGGGCTCGTGTAGGAGAAGAACTGGCTCCTCGCGGCATGCCAGCGCACCCCGGAAATGATGCCGGGACGGCTACCGCCGTCTTCCTAAGCCCCACCTCAAGTGGGTGCAGAAGAGCATCCGACACGAGTGCCGCAAAAATTTGTAGCTACATCAGATGGGGCGTGCCACTATCACGCCCCGTCATCTCTATAGTGGAGAGAAAACATGGGAACATTTGTTGATTTAGCAGGCAGTGTAATTGGAAATTTCACGTTGCTCCGAAGGGCGTCACCTAACCCCGCTAACGGTCGAACGCGCTGGCTTGTTAGGTGCGTTTGCGGGAAAGAACTCGTAATGCACGGAAGCCAATCTTCTTTCTTTCGAAAAAGGAGTTGCGGGTGTAAGAAGAACGTCGCTCACGGGAACAGACGCGGCGATTATACGTCGCCTGAGTACCAGTCTTGGCGAGCGATGAGAAATCGATGTCGTAACAGCAAAGATAAGCATTTTGCAGATTACGGCGGTCGAGGAATTATGGTGTGCGAGCGGTGGGATTCTTTTGTGTGTTTTCTTGAGGATATGGGGAAGCGCCCGGAAGGGACAACCTTAGACCGCGAGAATCACAACGGCAATTACGAACCTAAAAATTGTCGGTGGTCGAACGCGTCAGTACAAGCGGCAAACAAGCGTCCACGACTGGCGATAGAAAGTTTTTCAGACGAGATTTTTCTCGGGGAGTATCATAGGAGATTTTATGGCAGAAGAAAAGAAAGAAAAGAAGGATGAGAAGAAGGATGAGAAGAAGAAGCACGCTCACGGGGGACACGGCATAAAAGAAAGTCATCATATTTATCACGATGATGGGTCGATGAGCCACCACTACGTTCATGAAAAAGGCCCGGAACACGATATTAAACACGCTACGGGCGCAGATCAAGGACTGGACGGCATGCACGATAGTCTTCAGGATCATCTCGGAACGCCGAATCCCGGCGAAGCCGAGGCCGACGCAGGTCAGTCGGGTATGCCGGAAGCGCAAGCAGCAGGCGCAGCCGGAGCAGGCGCCGGAGCCCCAGCAGCAGCCCCAGCTGGCCCGGCAGGGATGTAATCATGGCCGAGAAAACAAAGAACCCATCACTTTACAGGGCTATCCACCACCTTCGTCACGGAGGCCTTCATAAGGCTCTAGGTATCGACGAGAATTCCACGATACCGAAAGAGAAGATTGAAGCGGCCACCCACTCGAAGTCGGCCCACGTCGCCCACATGGCTAATTTTGCCAAGACTATGGGGAAGTTTAAGAAGTAAAATCTTAACATATTCCTCGCCTGATCCGCGAGGCGCAGACTGATGGGCGTGCCTAAACCACGCCCCGGTCGATTCTGTTTAGGAGAATAAGATGCGAGTTCCACACAACTTCAAAGACTTGACGGGATTAAGATTTGGGAAGAGGTTGGTTCTCAATAGAGAGTCCACCCCAGTTTATCGTGGCAAGTTAGGTAGTTCTCTTTGGCGAGTTCGATGTGATTGCGGCAAGGAGTCTGTGCTCGCCACTAGTAACGTTAAGGCGAGAACGTCGTGCGGTTGCGATTCTTTAGACTACGCTAAACGCAGTGGCGCGACCAGACGAAGCCCGATTCCGCATAAAATTCGAGCGAATCACGGACATCGGCAGCGGTTCTTTAATCTGTCACCAGAGCAGTTTCAAGCGATGATAGACGAACAGAATAACCGCTGTAAGATTTGTGGTGAGGTGTTTACTCGAACCCCACATGTGGACCACGATCATTCTTGTTGCTCCGGTCCTCGCTCTTGTGGTAAGTGCATTCGAGGACTTCTTTGTCACTCTTGCAATACAGGTATCGGAAATCTTCACGACAGCATCGAACTCTTGGAAAAGGCCATCGAGTATCTTAAAAAGGAATCAGCATGAACGCAGCTGGCGTCAAGAAGATTTCTCGGGAGATGTTCGGGGACTCCAAGGGCGTCATTTCTTTGGGCCACGTCATGACCGCGGTTTTCGGTATTGCTGCGATTGTTTGGGTGAGCAGAATCCTAATCCTGACACACGGCCTTCCCGCACTCGACGGCATAACGGCTTTTGTTATCGGCCCGTATTCTGCCAACAAAATTGCGACCGCGGCCCAGTCGTTCAGTCAGAACCCAGTTACACCCACGGCACCGGCTGCCGTGCCCACGGTGCCCGCATCACCAAATCCTCAGTAAAGGAATTTCAATGAGTATCAAGAAGTTGTTCACGTTTTTGGGTTGGCCCATTCTGCTCATCCCTACGCTAGTGATGTTGGCTGGCGCGATGATGAACGAAACGGTAATTTGGAGAAATGGCGGGCAGATGCCCGTCAGCATGTACGCTTGTCAAGAGCGTATGGCCCCGAAACCCGTGGTTGAGCCGCTTAATATGAAGCAGAAGTCCAAGGCCCAGGAACGCAAGGATTACATTCACAAGTGCGCGGATGCGAATACGAAACTGCGTTTCCTCGATGATTGGATGATCGGCGATGATGGGGTTTCGTCAATCGGCGACATGCTCCAAGGGGACGACGTTCTGGACGCCTTGAAACTTACTGTCTATCCCATGTGGATTGCGGGCGTGGGGTTCTACTACCTTCGCAGGAAGTACCCGGAAAATAAGTTCTAGATTGCACAGGAGAAACAATGAAATCCCTCATTGGATTTGTTCTGGCAGCAGTACTTCTCGTAGCACCTACAGCAATGGTGCAACACGGTCACGGTGGCAGTCGTAGCGGGAGTCACGGTGGCGGTTCGCGCGGTAGCGGTGGCGAGCAACACAGTCGCGGCGGTGAGCAACATAGCCGCGGTGGCGATGGTCACTTCAATCGGGATCGTCACGGGCGCATTGATCAGGATAGAGGCGTGCGCGACAGAGGCGGGCGCAGAGAAGTATTCTTCGACGGTTTTTGGTTCGGATGCGACGTTTGGCCGGAGTGGGTTTTCGGTAGCGACGTTTATGTGCTTGTCGTAGATGACGGGTATGTCATGTATTCTTATGACGACCCATCCGTGTTTGTCTCCATCAACATCGTTCAATAACATTGTTCCCCGAAGCGCGATACCGCAGAGGCCGGTTAAGCAGCGAAGGTGTTCATTCCCCTCGACGGGAAACACAGCCTCAATTTTTCTAGGAGTTCACATGGGAGCAGCATCAGGAATCACACAGGCATTAGAAGGGGCTAAGCACACGTTGAAGGAAGCCAACGCTAAGTTTCCTTCGCCCAAGCCTTCAGGCCAGCATGCCAACGCATCGTATAAGATGGCACGCAAGCCAAACTTCACCGCGCCTGCCGCACCCGCACCCGCTGCTAAGAGTTCGGGCGAGGATGCCGCAGAAGGAATCAAGAACAATCAGGACAACGTAAAGGCTTATCAAGACGCCGAGAAACAGTACCCTCAGTAGTTGCAGCACGCGCCACCGCAGTACAATAGATGTTGCAGCACAATCAATGGAGAAAGGATATGGCGTATACACCTGAGCAGAAGAAGGAATGGAACAAGAAAGCGTGGTCCATCAAGAAGGCGACTCGTGCATTGACGGAAAAAGTTGAACTTGAGCCCGCGGAGGATGTGCAGGACGTACTCGCGCGTGCCGCATCCATGGACGATGAACGGGTGCTGCTCAAGGACGGACAGCCTGAGATCCGCTATCGATACAGGTCCGAAGTTCGCTCGTGCACGCAGTTGGCGATGATCTTTCTCGGCATTAAGCAGGAGCGCGACGAGGAAGAGGAAGACAAGAAAAAGAAAAAGAAGCGCGTACTGAAGCCCTGCTCGGCCAAGATACTGGGCCGACGCATCACTTTTGACGAGTGGCTTGAACTCCGCGACAAGGCACGCAAGGACTTGTTCTGGCTTTGCTATGAACTGTTGCGGCTTCGCTCCCTGATTCAAAGGGTGCACGGGCCTGTCTGCGACATGTTCGTGAAGAAAGATTTTGATGGGGTGTATTACGAAGGCTATACGCTTGAGGATATGCGTGAAGCGATTCACCGTTTTCCTCGCGAGAAGCGCATGCTGCTTCTGTTTCCTCGCGGTTTCTACAAGACGGTTATCAATTGCGCGGATTGCGTACAGTGGTTCTTGAATGCGCCAGATTGCATGATCTCGATTCTGTCAGGTACGGAAGAATTGGCCGACGACTTCTTGGGTGAGGTTAAGAAACGGTTCAACCTTCAGGGCAATGAAGATCCTACGGATTTTCATCTCCTGTTCCCAGAATACATTCTGACCGGCGTCAAGGGTACGTCGAACGAAGACATGTGGTGTCCAGCGGCGATCAATCACCAGAAGGACGCGTCTCTCTGGGTCCGCTCGACCAAGCAAGGTATTTCAGGTAAGCACGCCGATATCCGTAAGATGGACGACGTTGTGACCAACTCGAACTCGGAAAACGAGGACGCGCGCAAATCCCTCAAGACCAAGATCGATTCTTCGAAGTTCATTGTGGGTGGTCACGGATTCACAGACATTGTTGGAACCCGCTACTTCAGCGGTAAGGTTCCAGATTACTACGGCACTTTGATTGGCGCCGCTACCGAAACCAATCCTCTGAAATACTATTGCAAGGGCGTTTGGACAGTCAAAGTTGGCTTCGAGAAAGTCAACATCCATGACCTTAAAGAGGACATGGTTGATCTTCTGTTCCCCGAGAAGATCGGCGAAGGCTTCAACGAATTGAAGGCCGAACTCGGGACGACCGAGGATGAAGAGCGCCAGTTCCGAAACCAGAAGCTGAACGACCCAACCGATGCTGAAGTTGTAGACCCTTTCAGGATCACGTTTGACATAGACGTGTTGAGGAAGCACGAGTACTCAGGCCTGTATCGGGTTGATCCACGCGCGGAAGGCGACATCTTCGTCACCGGCGACTGGGCCTACTCGGACAACAAGTGGAGCGATTGGTCTGTGCTGGTTGCGGGCCGAACCTACAAGCGCCCGACCGACGGTAAGTGGGGCTTCATTATTCTTGAGGTGAAGTTCGGGAAGTGGAAGTATTCCGAACTGGCTTTCCAGATCGTGATGTTCGCGAAGAAATGGAACCCCAAGAAAGTTATGCTGGAAGAGATTACAGGGGGCGACATCCTGAAAAGGGAGATCGCGTATCGCTGCATGGTTCATGAGTATTCGTTTCAACCCCTCATGATGAAGCCAGATCAATCCAAGGGCGCCAAGAAGAATCGCATCAAACAGCTTGAGATTTTGCTGAACGATGATCTTCTGTATTTCGTTGGCGGCGACTGGATCGAAGAGACCTTCAAACAGTTCGTACAATACAAGGGCGAGAAGAGCACGAAAGCTCGCAAGGACGACATCCCGGATGCGATTGGGTACCTGCATCAGTTCCTTCCGACGACCCTCCCAAGCCCCGAGATGGCGGCCCAGATGAAGGCAGCGCAAGATAAAGCTATGCGGGAACACATGAAGAACGCAATTTTCGGCGGCGGCGGCCAGAGCGCATCGAGCCTCGCGTGGTCCGCAGTTCAAACAGCCGAACAGAAAGAATCACGAAACACCCCGTTCAACATTCCGGGGATCAGGCTCAATAGGGGGAAAGCGTAGTGTATAACGAAGAGCAACTGAACGCAGCACGCGCAACCCTCCAAGAGCGGGTGTTGAACCCTGTCGGCGAAATCCACACAGAGGACATGAAGAGGGACGAAGATACAGGAACGATGTTGTTCAAGGATGCAGCGGCCTTGAAACTCGTTCTTGATGACGCCAATACCTGCGCCACGTATATCAACGTGAACCAGTGGGCATCAGGCTGGACTCTCTCGGACGTGATCTATCAGTCACCGGCGTCAGCCAGTGCCTTCGATGGTGGCAACGTGGCCCAGGCCAACGTTCCCAAGTTCACGGTCAGCAACCATCTTAGTTCCATCGTCCCCAAGATCATGGGCGGAATTTTCTACGAAGATCCTCCGTTCCTTCTGCGTCCCCTCCCTAACACAGATGACGACACAGTAAAGGTCAAGACTGCGATATTCTCCGAACAGCTTTGGGACATGAAGTTCGAAGAAGAAACAGAGCGCATGCTGGATCAGATGGGCCTCTTAGGGACGTGTATCGCCAAGTGGGGATACGTCGAGTACACCAAGAAAACGAAGCGTTACGTTCGCATCGACGATCCCCTGACGATTGATATGCCGTCGGGCCCGCAGCAGCGCGAGACGCCGGAGTCAGACGAGTTCAAGACTGTTCTCGATGACGACCTTGTTTCGCATCCTTGGATCAAGTATTGCGATATCCGATGCGTGATGGTTGACCCCTCGTGCCGCTACGGCGACATCCGCCGCGCGCACTACGTCATCTATCGCGACTACGCAACATGGACTGATTTGGATCACCTGCGCGGCATCGAGGGATACGACATCCCGACTGAGGCAGAGTTGCGGGCGCTTTTCTTGTCCAACCCTTCGACGGGCGTGGACAACATCGCATTGACGCTGCCTGAGGGCATGCGTGGCTATTTGCAGCACGCCGTTCCGCGAAGTTACAAGACAACCGCGGACCCGACCGGGAACGCTCTCGAAATTCTCGAACGGTGGGACAACGAGAAGGTCATCGTTGTGTTGTGCTTTAACGGCCACAACATTCTCATTCGCAACGAAGCCAACCCGTACGGCAAGACCCCATTCCTGAGCGCGAACTGGCGCAACATCCCAGACGCTTTCTACGGACAGGGCCTGGGCCAGTTAATCGGAAGTGATCAGTTGGTTGAACAGGGCATCACGAACATCGCCCTCGACCTGCTCGCTTATGGTTTGCAGCCGACTGCGATTCGTAAGAAAGGCTTCAACACACCCACGCAGAATATTCGCTGGAAGCAGGGCGGCATCATCGACGTTGATGAGGACGTGGACAAGGCTTTCAAGTTCCTGACAATGCCTCCTGTGCCCGGCGAAGCATGGACATTCATTCAGCAGGCCCAGAGTGCGGGTGCTGCGACTTCCGGCGCCAACGAACAGGTTGTGCAGGGCGCGGGCGGTATGGGTAACAAGGCAACAGGTATGCGCTCCGGCACCGGAGCGGCTGCGGTCGTTCAAGCTAACGCATCGCGACTCGACGGCCCGACAGGCCGTTTCGTTCGGCAGATTTTCATTCCGTGGCTGTACATCATGGACGAACTGAACAACGATTGCCTCCCGGCTTCTGTTATGCGGAAGATCGCCGGTCAGGTAATGGCGAAGACTTACAAGCTGGACCAGTTCAAGCTTCGCAACGCGAAGATGGAATACGAGGTTCTGGCTGGCACGAAGCTGGGCGCTAAGAAGGAAATGGCGCAGTTCCTGCCGATCATGTTGCAGATTTTCAACAACCCAACCTTCACGCAGGACTTGGCCGCAGCCGGATACATTTTCGATCCAGTCGCGATCTTCAAGGCCTTCGCGGACGCAGCAGGCTGGAAGTTCTCTCAGGCTTTCTTGAAGAAGATGACGCCGGAGCAAATGGCAACGGCGAAGTCCAACACCAAGGCAGCCCTCATGCAAATGCAGTTGCAGGCAAAGGGCCAGTCTCAACAGGCGCAGTTCGAGCACGAAGAGACGATGGAAGATTCGAAGCAACTCGGCAAGGCCGGGAACGAAGTCCTCCGTCAGTCTATCGAGCAGGCCACTACGCCCGAAGAAGTTCAGGGCGAGCCCGGCGGCACAGGGTTCGGTTCGACGCAAGCAATCTAAGTAGGCAAGAAAGGAAGTTCCAATGGCACGGATGTTACTCCGAGAAATGACGGAACAAGAACAGCTGAACCTTTGGGCCATGACGAAGCATCCGGGTTTCGATGTGTTCGTGGCCCTGATGGATGATGCTGTCCGCGAATCCGCGGCAGATCCTATTCGTCTTGATCCAGTTGGTACCGAGAATTACAGGGAAGTGTTGGAGAGGCTAACGCTAACAGCGCGCGCCACCAATGACTTCTGTATGTCGTTGCGTAGCGCAGTCATGGCTCACGTCAACGCCGCGGCGCAGAAGCAGATGGAAGATGAAGAAGAAGCAAAATTGGACGAAGAAACCGATAAGGTACAAAGCACGATTCGGCTTCTCGACCTGCACGACAATGAACAATAAAGGAGTATCAAAATGACAGTATCACCTGAACTCGTGAAGATGTTTTCTGGCATTCTCGATCCAGCAGTGCCGCCAGTGCAGTACAAGACCCCCGCGATACCTGAGTTGACGTACACAGACGTCAAGAAGATGAGTGGGCAGCAGATGAAGGACATTCTCGCCCACCCGGAAGGGAAGGTCAAGATCGACGAACTCATTGCCGCGGAGATCGCGCGCAAGGGTGCGAAGGCAGCAGACCTGATTGCCGAACAAGCGGCAGCAGATTCCGAGGCAGCTCGTGTCGCGGCAGAAGCAGAGGCCGCAGCGGGCACAGTATTGGCAGAACCGGGAGTAATCACGATAGCAAATATCGCGACACCGACTCCCGAAGAAGAAGCGGCGGCACTGGTGGCAGCGAACGCAGAGGTAGCGCGTGTTGCAGCCGAAGCCGAGGCGTCTCGGGTAGCGGCGGAAGCGGCAGTCAAAGCTCTTCAGGCAGCTGAAGCGGCCAAGACCCCGACGCGGCACGTCTACGACTACCAAGTGCGCGATGCCGACGGCAATCCGATTGGAAACAAGACTCACCTCGAAGCATCTTCGGCTGAAGAGTTGGAAGCCAAGAAGCAGGAATCGTATCGGCAAGCAGTTCTGGCGATTGATCGGCTGAAGAAGCAGAAGCCGGTTTTCCGCGACCCAGCCCCCGTTGAGATTACTCAAGCGGAGATTGACGAAGCGGCGGTGAACCTCACGTCCGAAGACCCCAAGATCCGCACGGCAGCGGTTACGAAGATCGCGGCGTCAGCAACACAGAAGGAGTCCGCAGCCGCAAGAGAGGCTGTCAGACTCGCCGAGGAAGAGAAACAGAGTTTCATATTCTTGCGGAACAACGTGGTCAACGCAAGCAACTACAACAACTGTGAGGCCAACAACAACATGTTGGCGAAGTTCCTTGTGGACAACAACCTCAAGTGGACGGCAGAAAATCTTGAAATTGCATTAGGGAACCTCGAACCACAATTGGCGCCCGTCATTCAACGGTACGCCCCAGCAGCACCAGTATCTGAACCGCCAGCGGCCAATCCCGCACCGGCTGTTCAACCCGTTGCAACCGCTACGGCGGTACCAGCAGCGGCGCCAGCAGCGCCAGTCGCACCGGCCTCAACTCCGGCAGTGGCTGTTCCTGCGGCACCCGCAGCGCCAGCAGTCGCAGCCACTAATCCGGCAGCGGCGGCACCGGCGAAGCGTCCTGGGGTCAACGCAGGCCTTATTCCAGGCACGACTCTCACGGGAGTCGCACCTGTTCCTAAGTCCGCGGCACAGACCCGAACGGATTTGATCAAAGAACTGAAAACGATGTCGTCAGACGAGATGAAGCGTAGACACAAATTAGATCCAAAGTTCTACGACAAAATCAATGCTCTGTTGGCAAAGAAATAAGTTCACGGTCAGTTTCGTAAGTAGAGGACACCATGAGTGGACCGACACCCTCAGCATCTAACGTCGGAAACGTTCTGACGGCTCAGGCAATTCTGTTTGACAAAGAATTGATCCCGAACCTGAAGGGCGAAACCGATGCTTTCGTAACAATGGCAGAACGACGCGTGCAGCCGCTTCACATGGGCATCAACCGCACGTTCTTCCAATACAACACCCTCGCAGGCGATACGTCTCAGTCTGCCGACGGCGTTGTGGGTTCTCCGATGGAGATCACCCAGATCAGTTCCCCCGCGCAAGTCGGCGAGTGGAACAACTACTCCAACTTCAGCTCGTTCGCCATTGCTTCGGCAATCGATGAGTTGGTTGGAAATAGCGCAGTGGAACTCGGATACCAGGCTGGACAGAGCATTTCCGAACTGTACAGCACGGTGTTGGATTCCGCCGCGGCAGTGGATTCAACGGTCAACCAGAGTGGTTTGCTGGCGGCTCCGTTTACCCTTGATCTCGCAACGATCCGCGAGATGAAGCAGCAGCTCGTCAGCAATGACGTTCTGCCCTGCAAGAAAGGCAAGTTCATGGGCGCGATCAGCCCGAACGTGTTGGGCGACATCTACAACGCGACGACAGTTAATAACTCCATCGTCGATCTGTGGAAGTACGCAAACATGAGCAAGTTCGACGAAATGGCTGGCAGCGACCAGACCAAAGAGATCGAACTGCCGGGCACGAACGTTGTGTTCCGTCAGACTCCGTTTGTCACGCAGACCCCGAACTATAGCGGTACGGGCTCCATCGCTTTCCGTACCTACGTTTGCGGTAACTACGCGTACATCGGCGTGTGGCTCGAAGTTCCGGGCGACACCGATCTGGATGAAGGCGACTGGCGTACAATCGACTGTAAAGTCGTGACTGA